TTGCCGGTGATGCGCCCGCCACCGTCCTCGGTGTCAGTCATCCGCTGGCTGGCCATCAGTTTGATATCGCCAGATAGAATGGTCATGGGGTGTCCTCGATAACGATCAGTTTTATGTCGAATGCGTAACGGCTGTTCGGCTCCGGGTTGTTAACCCTGATGATGGGCTCGGCCGTCACCGCCACGGGATCAGCGTTGAATGCCACCTTGAAGGTGCGGCCATCATGCAGGGTCAGCGTCATTTTCTTGCCCAGCGTGGCCTCCCACTGCTTGAGCGTCAGCACCATAGAACGGGCTGCCCACACCCCGCCGTTTGACATCAGGGTGATCGGTCTTCCGATCGGGGTGGTGCGCTGGTCAATGACCAGCGCACCTGTCAGCGTCGGGGTAAGCACCTGTTTCATGGGCGTCCAATCGAACTCGTCCACCCACTGCAGTTGATTGGGCAGCTCAAGGTCATCGAGCTTGATCATCCTCTTACTCTCCCTGCCATATTGAGGTTGCGCAGCATGGCCTCCAGATCCTCTGCAGCCTGGTCAGTCCCCTGCAGCTCAACCTGCTTGCCACCGTTTTCGAGCACAATGCGCCGCACCTGCTGGCTGTCGCCTTGCTGGTTCTGCGGTGCGCGATAGGTGGAGCTGGATGATGGGGCGCCAGTCTGCTGGTTGGCTGCTTGCTGTTGCTGGGCGGCATCGGCTGCCTTGGCGGCCTTCTCTTCGGCAATGTCTCGCAGCTTCTGCTGGTGCAGTTGCTCGGCGAGCTTGATTGCCTGCTGGTAATCGGCCACGGCCTGATCATTCTTGGCTGCTTCGGCCTCGGCCAGCTTGGCGCGCAGGTCGGCCACTTGGTTCTGGTAACGGCGCTCCTCCACGGCGGCCATGTTGTCGTTGTACTGGTCCAGTTCGTCCTGCAGGCTGCCAAGGGTGTCTCTGGCAGAATCCGCCAGCGCGTCCATCTTCTGTCTGGCCGAGTCGATGGCGGCGCGCAGGTTGGCCAGTGATGCCTTGTCGAGGCGGGTCATGCCTGACAATGCTCGCTCGGCATTCTCGATCAGTTCTGCAGAGGGGGCGCTGCTGCTCTTTAATGCCTCCTCCAGCTCCTTGACCTTGAGCACCTGCGCTGCGATCGCCGCGTTGGTTTTCTGGGCGGCCAGCTGCTGCAGCACCTGATCGCTCCACCACTCGTCATTGCTCCTGTGCAGGTACTCTTTCGACTTGACCAGCAGGGCTTGATAGTCGGCCATCTTCTGGCGCAGACCGTCGATACTCATGCCGGCCAAGTCGTTGGCGCTCACCGTTTCGGTGGCGAACTTGACCATGGTGGCCTGGGTGGCCTGGGTGCCTTTCTGCAGCTTGTCGATGTTTTCCAGCTGCGCCTTGTTGGAGGCTGACTGGTACTGCATCGCGGCCTGTGCCTGGGTCTGCGCCGAGGCTGCAGAGGCGCCCATGGTGTCGAGTGCCTTGGCCGTGATCAGCGCCTCGGCACCGGTGGCATTGACCGTGGTGGCCAGCGCTTTCAGTTCATCGGTCAGGCCGAGACCTGCAGCGCGGGCCATCAGTGCGCCATCGACAAAGCGATTGTTGGCGGCGGCTGCCTCCAGCTCTGCCTTGGCGTAGGCCAAGAAGGCCTCTTTCTGCCGTTCAATGCTGGTCGTGGTAGTGCTGATGGTCTGATAGGCCTGCCGTGCGGCATCAGCCTGTTGCTGCAGGGCTGCGGCCGACTTGACGCCGAGGGTGCTGAAAGCCTGCTCCAGATCGGTCGAGGCGCGGGTCTGCTTGCGCAGCTGCTTCTCGGTCTTGTCCAGCTCCTGGTTAAGGGCGCCAACTACCCGGGCATGCTCCTCTGCGCCTATGGTGCCAGCCTTGTAGGCCTCATTGGCAGCTGCGCGCTGCTTCTTGAGCATGGACTGGTACAGCTCGGATCCGGTGACAGACTCCTTGGCCAGCTTCTTGGCTGCATCCGTAGCCAAGCCCAGTGACTCGACCCACGGTTGACCAACCAGCTTGCCCTGGTTGTGCAGCAACTCCATCTTGTCGATGATGGCCTGGATCTCTGCCTCGTTCTTGGTGGAGTCAAAGGCCTTTGCCAGATACCCCTGAATGGCTTCACCATTCATGGAACTGGCTTGGGCCATGGTCTCCAGACCCTTGCCGAACTCCTGCACCACCTTGCCGACCTTGCCGCTGATCTGGTCAAGGTCGAGCCCTACATCAGCAAACACCTTGCTCAGGCTGCCATCAGCCAGCCCTTGCGCCACTGACTTGGCATGCTCGATATCCGCCACATAGTCGTCAACGGACTTGCTCGCCTGCTCCATCGCCAGCTCGGTGCCGCGGGCGAACGCCTGCAGCCCTTGCTCGACCTTCTTCAAGCCTTCGCTGGTCGCCAGCTCCTGCTCTTTGGTCAGCACACCTGCAGCCTTGAGGGCCGCGTTTTGCTGTTCCTGGGCGATCAGGTAGTTGCGCATCCCCGCCAGGCTTTCCTGGTAGCGCAGGCGCTCGGCCTCTGACAGGTAACGGATCTGCTCGGCCGTCAGCAGCACGGTGTCTTTGTACTTGCTGTAAAGGGCCGTCAGCTGGCTGGCCTGCTCGAACTGGGCGCGCAGGGCGGCCCGCTGCTGTTCGGCCGCCTCGGCATGCTGACGGGAGGCCACCGTGACCTCGTAGAGCTTTTGGCCCATGTCATAGATGGCGTAGCTTGCCGCGCCTGCCGCAATCACGATCCCGCCAAAGCCGAGCGAGCCAATCAGGCCGATCAGCGACTGGCTGGCAATGCCTGCACCGGTAGATAACTTGTTGACCCCGGTGGTCAGGTCGATGATCTTCTGCTTGGCCTCCTTGCCCTTGGTGCCGGTCAGCACTATCTGGTTCTGGGCCTCAATGAGGTTGATCAGCAGCTTGTCTTTGATGGTGGTGCCGAGGTCGGCGATATCCTTGGCCATGGAGAGGCCTTTGAACATCAACCAGGCTTTGGCAACCAGCTCGATACCACCCCGCCAGTCATAGAGGGTTTTGGCCAGCTCCTTGCCACCCTCTATCACGTTGCGGGTCAGCTCGCTGAACTCGGCCCCTATCTTGGCGAGCCGGCCATCGTCGGCCATTTCCCCCATTTCTTTGTTGACCAGCCCAAGCTGCTCTTTCAGGTAGTCCAGGGCGCCTGACTGGGCGATCTTGTCCTGCACCTGATCCACACCATCGCGGAACTTGGTCACCAAGGCATTCCAGGTCTGCATGCGGCGCTCGACCACGCCAGCACCGGCTTTGCCCATGGTGTCAATGAGGGCGACCATGTATTCCCTGGTCAGCTTGCCCTGCTCTGACATCTTCATCAGCTCGGCCACGTTGCGGCCGGTTGCCTCTGCCAGCAGGTTCCACACCGGCAGGCCGTTTTCGATCAGGACGTAAGCCTCTTCCGCCTGAATCCGGTTTTTCGACCAGGATTGGGTCAGCTGGCGAATGATGGGGATCAGGGTCTCGGCCCCTTTCCCATAACGCACGTTGGCGTTAATCATCTTCTCCAGGGTGCCATCCATCGGATCCATGCCGTTGTTACGCAGCATGACGAAGGCCTGCAGCACATCGTTCAGCGATGTTGGCAACCGCTTGTTGAGGTTCACCGCCCACTCAAAGGCTTTTTCACCCTGCTGCACATCGCCGAACACACCGATCAGCTGCTCGCGCAGTACCTCGAAATTCCCCCCGGTATTGATGATCCCCTTGAAGCTGGCCCACAGCCGATCGAGCCCGATATAGGCACCCGCTGCCGCTGTGATGCTGGCGGCCATGCTGCCGATCGAGGCACCTACTCGCTGGGCTCCCTGTGCGGTGCTATCCAGCTTTTGCCGCAGCTGCTGCAGCAGGGCTGACTGTTTGCCGGCCTCGACAGTGGCCCGCGCCTTGGCGTCGGCCAGCCGTTGCTGTTCACTGGCCAGCTTGCTGGTGTTGATGCCCGCCTGGCTCAGGGTTTCCTTGAGCGAGTTAAGGCGCGCCTCGTTGCGCTCGTAGGCGATTTGGGCCTGACCGGCGAGACGGGCCGCCTTGCCGAGCTGTTCAGCCAGCGCCTCTTGCGGGGTTTCTGCCTGCTTTACCTCGTCGCTCAGGGAGGAGAGGCTTGCCTTGGCTTTCTCCAGCGCAGCGCGCTGCCGGTCAAGTTGCGGGGTCAGCCGGTCATAAGCAGCAAGGTCTTTCTGTGCCTTGGCCAGCGACTGCATTTTGATCTGGGCCTGACCGATTTCGTCGGCCAGCTTTTTCTCTGCCTCGCCGAGGTCTTCGGTCGAGATCCCGACCTTTTTCAGGGCGGCTTCATGCTGCTCCAGATCCCGATTCAGTTTCTGGTATGCGGTGGCGGCGCGCTGGGCCTCCGATTTCGCCAGCGCATGGGCATCTTTCAGCTGCTGGGTTGGCTTGGCCGTCGCGGTGAACTGCTCAGACAGCGCCTTGAGCGTTTTTTCTGTCCGTTCAAACTCGTCTTTGGCCAGCTTGACGTTGGTGCGCAGTTCGTCCAGCTGCAGGGCATCGCGCTGGGCTGTCTTGAGGCGGGTCAGCTCCTGGGCAAGTTGCGCGCTCTCGGTTCTTAACCGGCGCTGCTCCTCGGTGTACTTCGACACATCGACGCCGGCGCGGCTAAGGTCTCGACTCAGATCGTCAATCTTGGTGCCGGCACTGGCGATCTCGCTTTCCAGCTCATTGACTTCGCTGGCGGTCTGGCGAAATGCCTCTTTCAGCTCCCGGCTGGCGCCAGGGGTCTTTTCCATCTGCTCGGACAGGCGGGCCAGTTCGGCCTGCGCCTCGCCCACGGCGGCTTTCAGGGTCTCGCCGTATTGTTCAAGCTCGTTGGCTTTCGCCAACTCCTTGCTGGTGTCCCGCAGCTTCGCCAGGGTCATGTTCAGCTTGTCGCTGGCCTCGCCCACGTCCTCCATAGACCGGGCGGTTTTGATGGCTTCCGGGGTGAAAAAATCACGCCCGCGGATCACCAAATTGATTACCTTGTCCTTGAAGCTCATGCGAAACACCTAAAAAAAAGGGGGGCTAAAAGCCCCCCGTTGATAAGTGTGGGGCACGGTGCCCCACCTGTTACGCCGCCTTTGCCTTGGCGATTTCAAAGAACTGCGACTTGCCCTGCGGCTTCGACACGTCAGCCAGCACCTGACCCTTGACGGTGAAGCTGGCAAAGTCGTCCGAAATCAGGTTCATGCCATCGGACGGGGCCGGCTTGAAGCGCCAGACCCGCACGGTGACCGGCGTAGCCGCGGCATCGTTCATGCCGTCCATGACCAGCTTGAACTCCTTGCCGGTGGCCAGCAGGGCTTGCACCAGGTAGTGCGGCGCCTTCTTGTAGTCGATGGTGATCGCGGTTTCATCGGCAACATCAGAGCCACCCAGGAAGACGACGCCGGCTGGGGTCACTTCATAGTTCGGCTTGCCGTTGGCATCGACCGCGTTGATGGTGGCCACTGGAGTGACCGTCTTGACGACGACCGGCTGACTCACATCGATCATGAACGCGGTATCCACCAGGGTGTTTTTACCCATCTTGTGAGCTTCGTTGGTGACCGCGGCGGCGGCCTCCTCGCCCACGGTGGCGGCCAGCGCCATGGCGATGTTCTGGGCTGACCAGTTGAAGCAGGTCAGATCCAGCGCCACGCCGGTGATCTTGTCGATCGAGTCGAGGTTGCCACCGCCACCCTCATAGTTGGGCAGGGTCTTGGTGTCGATGCTGTAAGACAGTTTTGCCTCACTGCAGTTACCAAGGCGGCGGCCGTCCATGTAGAACTTGCCAGAGCCGATAAACGACTCGGTTTTAAACTCAGGATTGCTCATAGCGAACTCCAGTTATGCCGGATCGGCGTTAGGGTGTTTCGGTGTAGCTAAACGACAGCTGCAGATGGACTGCGCAGTACGGCAGGCCGGGTTCTGGGGGGGTGAATTGGGCGGTTTCGTGCTCCTGCAGGCCGCGGCCCATCAGCAGCTTTTCACCTGCCTGGGTGACCAAAAAGATACCGTTGTGCTCGCGGATCTCGTCCATGTCGAACATGGCGCGGCGCATATGCTTGAGCGCCATCCGCATGATGGCGTCCGGGTCCATTTCGCGCTGCATGTCTACCTTTAGGGTGGCGCGGATATTGATGATTTCATCGTGCAGGATGGTGCCACCGTTCCAGGTGGCTTTATCCTTAAAGCCTTCGATGGTCAGCAGGGGCCAGGCGTTGCGCTGCTCCAGATAGCAGGCCAACCAGCCACGCCGGATCAGGGGCTCAACGGCAGGGCCGTCTTTTCCCATCATCGGCTGGCCGTCCTTGTTGAGCACAGGGATCTGCGCCTTGCCGCCGAACTGGGCGATCAGGCGGCGCTCCAGCTCGTCATAGACCCGTACCGCTTTCGATTGCTCGCGGGCCTGCGCCATGGGCAGGTCTATATCAAACATTGGCGAGTCTCCTTAAAAACTGATTGGCCAGCGTATCCAGATCCGGCTCAAGCTGGCCGTCATCCAGCGCCGACTTGAAAAGCTGATCGACACTCGGGCCATGCAGTACCGCATAGCCCAGGCTGTCCACCTCTTTCCATTCCCTCTTGGTCATCTTGGATTGGTCTTGCGGCCTGACGGCCACCCCAGTCACCCCCGAGTTTTTCAGCTTGATCAGGAAGGCGCTGGCCATGCTGACCCGCTGGCCAGGTTTAACCGATACACTGACCCCGGCGCGCACCCGAGACCCTGAACGGCGCCGAGGGTCCCGGCTGTTGCGGTACTCCTGCCGCGCATCAAAGCGCGTAAGCAGCACCCCGCGCCGCGTGGCAGACAGCACGGCAGAGTCAGAGCTGGCACTGGCCCGCTTGCTGACCTTGAGGTGGCGCAGGATATATTCAGGGGGCAGGTTGACCTTTTCTGTGATGTGACGAACGGCCAGCGCCTGGGTTTCATCTATGGCGTCGTTGACCACCTTGATGATGGCTCCCTTCACCACCCCTGGCTGGGCGATACCCAGCTCACGGGCGATCAGCCTGATATCGTCATCATCGATCCCGAAATCACTTCGTTGCCGCGCCATAAGTGATCTCCCCGGCCTTTTGGCCCACTTCATCGACTGGCTCTTGCAGCTCGTAGGTCTGCCCGGTGGCATTCCCTTCGGCATCGAGCACGGTGACAAAGCAGCCTGATAGAATGAGGTCGGCAACATGCGGCTTTTGAAAAGAGACCATCCAGCGGGAGGCGATATTGCCATCTGCCCGATTGTCATAGCGGGAGGTAAATCCGCTGCCGTCGCCACCCACATGCAGGTCATTGGTGATCACCGCTGACACGTCGCGGGTGGTGTTGCCGAGGTTTATGCGAACCTGCACCCCGGCACGTTTTGGCGCATAGATATGGCCCAGCGCCCGGGCCAGTTCGCTTTCAATGCTCATTGGATCAGCCTTTGATTAAGCCCTGTTTCCACAGCCAGATTTTGGTGGCTTCGCTCAGGAGCAAATCATCACCCGGCGCCACTTCCAGCTGGCGGCCTGGCAGCACCAGTGCATCGCCATGACGCAGCACGTCGGGCGCGGTGAACTTGAACCCGAATCGGGCCGTTACTGGCTGCAGCTGATCCAGCAGTTCATCCAGTTCATCACCAGCGCCACCGTCACCAGCACCGCCGTCACCGTCACCAGCGCCACCGTCACCGGCACCGCCGTCACCAGCACCACCGTCACCATCACCGCCGTCACCAGCACCGGCGCCACCGTCACCAGCACCGCCGTCACCGGCACCACCGTCATCATCACCGCCGTCACCGGCACCACCGTCACCAGCACCGCCGTCACCAGCGCCACCGTCACCAATGGGCGGTTTGCTTTCCCACGGCAGGGGCAACCCCTGCTCTCGCAGCTCCAGCACCTTGGTGTCGTGCATGGCTTGCAGGGCCGCATCATCCTTACCCTTGATCTGGGCTGGCTTGTAGCCAAGGGCGGCGAGCTTCGCTTTCATGTCCATGTTTCAATCCTTCAAAAAGCAGCACGGCCCGTTAAGGGCCGTTGCTGCTTGTTTTCCTTGCGGGGCACCGTGCCCCACCCGTCAGACTCCTTTGCCGAAGTGCAGCATTTCCGGGCGGGTGCAGAGGGTGGTGCGGTAGGTCATCGCTTCGGTCTCGATGAACTCGTTACGCTTGTCATCGATCAGCATGCGCGCATAGATGTCCTTGCCGTAGGTGCCCAGGTCATCAAAGCTCTCACCCGGGGCGATTACGTCGCGGAACACGGTGTTACCCTGACCGGCCGGGATGAACTTGATTTCATCCTCGTCGATCTTGAGCACCCCGGTATCGTCTTCGACGTAGTTACGCCAGGTGACGCCGGCAAAGTCCAAGGTGGTGCCGAGGGTGGAGCCGCGCAGTTCGGCGCCCTGCATCTGGATCTTGAAGGTCTCGCGCACCTCCGGGTTCTTCATCAGGAGGTCCCACGCACCATCGCCACACCAGGCCTGGATCTGGGTGAAGCGGGCGCCTGCTGCAGCGCGGCGCATCGGGCGCACGATAGTGCTTTCGATTTGCTGGCGCAGGTCGCCGTTCTGGGCGGTAGACAGCGGCAGGACGATCTCGGCCGGACGGGTGATTTTGAAGAGGTCAAAGAAGTCCTCAATCACTGTTCCATCCTTGTCGATCAGCTTGCCATCGAGCGCCGCCAGATACATGTGCTCTCGGGTGGCGTCGATATCGTCCAGCAGCGCTTGCTGGCGCATGGCGATCTCGGTCTGGGCTGCGCTGATCATCTTGTCGGTGGTCCCGAAGGTCAGCAGGTAAGCCAGTTCGCTGGCGGTCAGCTTGGCACCTTCACCGATCTTGAAGGTATCCATGGCGACCTTTGCACCCTTTTTGAAAGTGCGCTGCGGGATCGGCTCGCCGCGGGAGATCATCGGCAGGATGTTGAAATGGCGCTCGCGCACATCGAGGAAGAAGTGCGGGGTATTGATGCGCAGCGGGGTAAACAGCCCGCTGGTCAGCAGCTCGCTGCTTGGCTTGTAGACCTTTTCCAGCGCCTCGGTCATGGAGGTCATTGAAAAAGCGTCATTGCGGAAAATATCAACAATATTCATGGTCTGCTCCGGTCAATCTGGGGGAGGTCAGGCACGTTTACGGGCTTGGCTTACGCCAGGCCCGATTCGGTGGCCATGTAGATGTGTTTGGCTTCCAGGCCATCCACGGCGGCTTGTTTCTGCGGGTCGGTCAGACCGGCTTTGAAAGTCAGCTTGCTCTTGAGCATGCAAGAGAGGCTGCGGTTAATGACGCCAGGCTTGTCTGCCGTGGTGGCGTCCACCTCGTCAAACAGCACACCATAAACGTTCTGGCTGCCGTCGCTTGCGGTCGGGTCGTACCAGGTCAGTTTCTTGGTTGCGGTGATGCGCCCCAGTACGGCACCGGCCGGATAGAGCTGGCCAAGCAGCAGGGTTGCCTTGGTGCGCGACATGTGGCGGTCAACTTCCGAAATGAGGTGTTCACCGGCACGGGCTTTGGTGTCTTTGATCATCATGGTGATAGTCCTATCACTGGTTAACGTTGTGCCCTGGCATAGGCATTATCCCAGCCATTGGCAATCTTCTTGCTTTCTTCCCCCAGCCCAGCGTCATGGCTGGTCTGGACCTCCCCCTCACTGCAGGCCTTGAAAGCGAGGATCTGCTCGCTGGCCGCTTCCACGGTCAGCCCCTGATCTATGAACGTCTGCGCCATCTTCGGGAGCCCCGCCGCTGCACAAGCGGCCGTGATGGCAGCGGCACGGGCGCGCTCCGCTTTAACCGGATCGACCTGTTCGCCGTCTGCGCCTTTGTCCTTGGCTGGTACAGTCTCGGGCTCAGAGCTGCCATCAGCTCCACCATCGTCGGCTCCGGTGTCAGCGCCTGACTGATCACCACCACCATCAGCCCCTTCATTGTCGCCGGCGCCCAGGTCGCCCCCAGTATTGCTATTCTCAGTGGTTCCTTGACCATTGCTGTCATCCTGCTGGTTATCCTCGGTCTGTTCGATGGTGGCGTTTACACCGTCCTGACCAATGGCCACAAACTGGCCATCCATGCGCACCACCCCCATGGCGGGGTTGTTGCCCAGGGTGGCGGCGATATTGGGTGGCAGCATCTTGGCAACTGCCTGGCGAACGCTGGCGGCAATGGGGATATCAGTCGGGAACATGGCGGTAGGCAGCAGCTGCGCGCCCTCGTCCTTACCGAGCGCTTTGGCGCCTTCCTTGTCGAGCAGCGCGGTAGCCTTGCCCGCATCAGCGATCACCGTGTCGATAAAACCAAGGTCTGCGGCCTCTTTGGCCGTCAACCAGGTGCCATCCACATCACCATCTACCAGCGCGGTAATCTCTTCGGTGGTTTTACCTGTTTTGGCCTGGTAGGTGGCTATCATCTGCCCGTCTATCTTTTCGAGCAGGGTGATGGTGTCGCGCAGGGCTTTGACATTGCCGCATACGCAGGTAGCAGAGCGATGCACCATATACATGGTGTTGCTGAACGCTTCTACTTCATCACCGGCGCAGGCGATTACGGTAGCCATGGAACAGGCCCACCCCTCGATGCGCATCTTGACGTGGCCATCGTGCAGCTTGAATGCGTTGTAGATAGCGGTGCCATCTACCACGTCCCCACCCATGCAGTTCATGCGAACGGTAAGGTCTGCACCACGCAACTCGTTAAGCGATGCGATGATGGCCTTGGCTGTTACACCGCCCCCTGTCCACCAGTCATAACCGATCACGTCATAGATCATGATCTCGGCGGAACTCTCGTCAGCGCTGGCGTTAATCCGCACCGGATGGCCAGCCAGCACCTTGCCTGCGGCCTCGATTTTCTGGGCCAAAATGGTCTTTTTCATCGCGCTTTTTCCTTCGGTTGTGGCGCTTCTTCATCCAGCGCTGCGGCCAGCTCTATCATCTTCTGCAGAGCACCGGCGCCGTCCGTCTTGGCCGGGTTGGAGTCAAGTACCAGCTCGCTGGCTTGCTCGCGCTGGAGCTGGGCATCAGTACGCTCGATGTTGTTACCGCGCTCGGCCAGCTTGTCGCTGCGGGTCTCAAGGCCTGCACGGATTTCCATCACATCGGCCATGGTCTCTTTGAGACGGTCAACTGCCTCGAACTTCGGCGGGATCCACTCAGGGGCATAGGCATGCGGGTTTTCCCAGTAGTCAGGCAGGCTGACCATGCCAGACAGCACAGCGGTCTCGACAAACCAGGTCGATACCCGTTCGCACAACCGCGGGATGTAGAGGTTCCACTGCAGCCGCAAGATGCGGCGCTTGAACTCCAGCAGGCCGGCGCGGATAGAGGAGTAACTTACCCCTTCAAGATCCCCGGTCAGCTGCTCATAGGTCAGCCCTACCGCCTTGGCCACGGCCCGCAGCTCGGTCTTGAGCCACTGCACATAGTTGGCGCCAACGTCAGGCATATCTGGGAACAGGATCCGCTCGTTCTCGTCCAGGTAGTGGAGCCCACCGGCGACAATCTTCTCGATCACCGTGCCGTCATCGCTGGTGCCGACAGCCTCCCCCATATCGCCATCAACGGAATTGCTCTCTTGCGGCAGGTCGCCGCCAGCGCCGTTATCCCGATAGATAAAACCGCCGAACAGGGCGGCGGTTTTAGCTCGCAGCAGGATGCTGTCCTGCATTTCGTCCAGCTCGTACAGCCGCACCAGCACCGCCGTCAGCTCTGGCACCCCGCGCACCTGCCCTGCCTCCCACCGCTCAAACAGGTGGATCATGTCGGCTGCAGGTACGCGGATCTTGTAAAGCGGGCTGCTGGCTGATGCGGTCGGGTTGAGGTGGAAAAAGGTGCGCTCGCCACTGCGGTTATGCTGGATGCCGCACACGATGTTGTTGATATCGTCGTTGTGGTTCTCGTCCAGCTGGCTAGTCGGGATCACCTGCAGGCGCAGCGGGACGATGCCGGGGCTGTCTGCCTTGGCCCGCCAGCGGCGCCGGATCAGCGACTCACCCGCATTGAAGTGCTCACGGGCAATCAGGGTCTGGAGGCCTGCCAGATTATCCAGACCATCGGCATCGCAGGCTTTACACCAGGCATCCCACAGCTTTTGCAGCTCGGGGTTATTCCATTTGGCCGTGATGCCGGTGCCGATCAGATTGTCGGTGTGGGTATTACATGCCGTCTTGGCATAGGCATGGTTGCGAACGGCATTGATCGAACGCCGGCGCAGGGCCGACAGGGAACGCCCCAGTTCGCCGTTGATATGGGCGGTGCCCATACCCTTCTGGCCCATCCGGTGGCTATGACCAGCCCCCTCGAATTGAGCTTTGATGCGGGCACCGTGAGATAACCCTTGCACTACCCGCCCCCCTTTCGGGTGAGCGGGGGTAACGGATTGAGCGCACATATCAATGCCCCTTGCTAGTGGTCAGCATGACGCGGCGCTGGCGTGGCTTGAGCGCCCGCAAGATCTCCGCCTCCATTCTCGTCAGGTCTTTCAGGGTGACCTCGGCGTACCGGATCAGGATGCCGTTATGGCGAAATTCGCCGACTCGCTCACCGGCCGCCAGTTTTCTCTTGGCATCCCTGATATTGTTCAGGTCATCAGTGGTGTATTGCATGCTCCCTCCTACAGGCCGCCGGTAACTTTCCCCGCCTTGCTCCTGCGCTTGGGTCTGGGGGTTGTGGTGCCTTTGCCTGCGGCTTGCGCCATCGACTTGGCGATTTGTTCAAGGTCGAGACCAAACATCTGTCTGGCCAGCCGCTCCATGGCCAGGTTGCCCACCAGACAGTCGAGGGCTTCATCCCCCTCGCCGCTGTTGCGCATATCAAATACCCATTGGCGGCGCCGCCCCGATTGCTTGAGCACCTTGACGGCGTTGGTAGCCTGTTTGACCCAGTGCTCACTGCACCAGTCAGCGGCTGGCAGATGGAGGTAGTTGGCCTGGGGCTCACCGTTCAGGGTGGGCTCCAGCTTGAAGCGGCTAAACCAGGTCTCTTTTGCCGAGTCGGTGCCGATGTGGCACAACCAGGTGCCCACGTTCTTGCCCTTGGTGGTGCGGTGGTAGTTGGCCACCGGGTCACCGTAAAC